AACATAAATTGCGGCCAAGTAAAAGAAACTTGCTAAACTTGCCCAGTATTCACCAATAGTTATTGCATTTGGCTCGCCTAATGCTTTTTGTATCATATCATAAAATTGTCCAAACCATTCGTTAATTTTAACGTCAATTTGAACTTGTATCCATAAAGAACTCAGGATAACAGCTGAACCCAGCCATGACCATAACTTCCAATGGGTTTCTGTAAAAAATCTAAACATAAGTTTTCCTCTTATAAAATGTAGTTTTAACTACACACATAACTATTTATATGTTTCTACGATACGAAATTGCATAAATACAATATAACAAGGAAACCTACATGCCAAGATTAAGTTTATACAAACCATTTAAAGGTAACGACTATAAGTTTATGGATCATGCAATCCGTGAGCAATTCGACATAGGTGGTACCGGAATACACGTACACAAGTACTTAGGCCCAAACGTTAGAAGAGATAGTAACGACCCTAGTGAGCCTAACTACGGTAGTGGTTTAGAAGTTGACAATATAACTGGACAAGAAATAAATCCCGAAGGCAACATAGACGAAACAAAGATACAAGATCTATTGTTTATGGAAAACCGAGACAGGAAGTATGATCCAGATATTTTTGAATTACGTGGAGTATATAATGTAAGTGACAACGACTTTGACTTAACCCAATTTGGCCTATTCTTAACAAACGATACACTTTTTATTAGTTTTCACATTAACGACATGGTTGAACGTATGGGTCGTAGACTTATGCCAGGAGATGTAATTGAATTACCTCATTTAAGAGATGAATTATTGCTTACTGCGGAACGTGAAGCTATTAACAAATTTTATGTAGTACAAGATGCGGCAAGAGGCAGTGAAGGATATAGTCAAACATGGTATCCACACATTTGGCGTGTTAAAGTAGCACCACTTACAGATACACAAGAATACGCAGATATACTTGGTACTGCTAACGATCCAGACAGTTTAAAACAAGATTTAAGTAATTATAAAACAGAACTTAACATTAGTAATGCAATTGTAGCGGCTGCTGAAAACGCAGATCCATTAGGGCTTCCATTAGCAGAACATTTATTTGGACAAGAAGATAAAACTGATGAATATGTACATGGCGACACACTAGTACAAGGTGATCAGTTTCCAGCTTTTCCAAATGATGGAGAATACTTTGTTAGAACTGATTTCCAACCAAATAGACTGTTTGTAAGACGTGGAAGTAAATGGCATAGATTATATGACAATATTACTGGCCAAACTTGGAGTGATAGAACATACAATGCAAGTAGCTTTATTAACAATAATAAAACAACAGTAGTAGATGATAAAGAACAGCCAGAACGTCAGGCAATATCACAAGCTATTAAACCTAAGAGTGATTTTAAATAATGGCACAACAATATTTTTATGATAAACAAATTCGTAGATACATTCAGCAATTTATAAGATTGTTTAGTGGCTTTAACGTTGAAATGGGGAAGAACGATCAGGACTTAGCTGTATTCCAACAAGTTCCTGTACGTTATGGTGACATTAACAGAATGGCTGCCCACATAACAAGAGAGAACAGTGAAAACATTATTAATACTGTTCCATTTTTAAGTTGTTATGTAACTAGTTTAGACATGATGGCAGATCGTAGAACATATCAAGATCATGTTGATAAGGTTCAAGTGTTTGAAAAGAAATATGACGACACTACAGGAGCATATACTAACGAAAAAGGTAACAGCTACACAGTTGAAAGACACGCACCCGTTCCTTACATGCTACAAATGAATACTGACATTTGGACATCTAACACAGATCAAAAATTACAGTTAATGGAACAAATACTTGTATTGTTTAATCCTACATTAGATATTAGAACTAATAGCAGTGTAATAGATTGGACAGCACTAAGTCATGTAGAGTTAACTGGAACAACATGGAGTACTAGAAGTGTTGGTTCTAGTATAGATGATATTATTGATGTTGCAACGTTAAGTTTTAACATACCAGTATACATTAATCCACCAGCTAAAGTAAAACAACAGAAATTAATTCACACTATTATCAGTGAACTTTATAACCTAGACGAAGACAACTTAGACTTGTTTAAGAACGAACAAGCATTCGACAAAAAGACGTTACAATACACAGTTGTAACATATGAAGATAGAAAAGTAAAGTATGAAGATGGCAATCTGCAATTACTAAATCAAAACGGATCTACATTAGACGACGATGGTATAACTTTAGATTGGTCTAAAGAATTACTAGCATTTGGAGTTTTAAGACCCGGTATAAGTCAATTGCGACTTAGAAAAAGTACACAAGTATCTGATGTAACAGAAGATATTATTGGCAGATTAGACATACATCCATCAAATGTAAATCTATTAACAGTCGACATAGATGCAACAACATTACCTACTAATACATTAGGTACAGTTGATGCTATATTAGATCCAGCGATTAACTTCCCTGGCGATGGTACTATGCCATCAGCAGCTACAGGCCAAAGGTATATCTTATTATCTGATTTACCGTCAAGCACTAATTGGGGCAATGTAGTAGCTGGTAAGTATGATATCATAGAGTATAATGGGTCAGCATGGATTGTAAGTTTTGATAGCTCTAACATTTCGGCAGTAAATTACGTAACTAACGTAGCAAGTAATGACCAATTAGAATGGAATGGCTCTGAATGGGTCAACAGCTATGAAGGAATTTATAATGCAGGCTACTGGCGACTATATCTGTAACACAGATGATCCATGCGACGATTGCACACATTGGATAGGCACACTATAACATGATAACAGCAAGCGGTTGCTTATTTTTAAGCACAGACACAGGCAGAGTTATGCTACAGCAAAGAAGTGGCGCTGTCAACCATCCTAGAACATGGGGCTTTTTTGGCGGCAAAGCTGAGGGTAAAGAAAGACCTGTTGAATGTTTAATGCGTGAGGTTGAAGAAGAATTAGGATTAGTTCCTGATGTTAAAAAAGTTATTCCAATTAACAAGTTTACAAGTCCTAATAAGAAATTTATATACCATACATTTGTAGTTACAGTAGAAGAAGAATTTCTTCCTATATTAAATAATGAAAGTGATGGTTATTGTTGGGTTAAAGTAGGTAATTGGCCTAGGCCGTTGCACCCTGGTGCTAAGATACAATGTAGTTCAAAACAGTTTATTAAAAAAATAAAAACTGTATACGAACAGCATACTACGCCGTTGGAAAAATAATACCCATTTCTTTTCTAGTAAACATTCTATCTAAAAATGCATTAAATACTTCTTCAGTATCATATTGATGAAGTTCGCTAAATTCAGGATCAACTTCAATAATTTCTTCTATAGTTCTTATATTATATGTAAAGCCTAATGCAATTGCAGTTTCTTTCCAACCCGAATATCTTTTTAACTTAAAATGTTTTTTTATTTCAGCACATTCAATTTTAACTTGCTGTAGCATTTTTTCATCATTCTCGTACCAAGTGTACATCGGGTAATCAATGTCCCACCCGCCTACATGTTTCCACCATTTAACACATTCTTCTGGTGTATCGTGGAATGCCCATATTGTAGCTTTTGGAAATAATTCTTTTAATAATGGTATATGATAACTAAACCAATGACTTTTAATAATTTTAATCCCATGGTCCCAATTAGCAAATGGTGCTTTAAACTCTTTTACTATTTCTTCTTTTGTTAAATGTTGAAGTAAATCAAACTTATGACCTACTGGATTATCCGGACCCCAATATGCGCCTCTGTGCCAGCCAACAACTTCTCCATTAACTTTTTTTCTATAAACAAAGTCATTTTTATTATCACTTAAATTAATATCTCTACATAAAAGACTAAGCATACGAATTGCTCCACTCCATCTAGAACCTGGAGCTCCTGCAACTATTATTAAGTCTTCACCTTGGTATTCCATTATATGCCTTTGTTAAGTTCTGTTAATATTTTATCTGCTAGATAATTATGAGTTTTAGGTCCTGGGTGTGTTTGGTCTCTTCCTAAGTCTATCATTTCTTCTTTACTGTATTGTATTGATTTAATATGTGTTGGTTGATAATCATAGAACCAATGCTTTCTTCTTTCATTTGGTTCTAATATATAATACTGTGCATTTGGAAATGCTTGTAGTAATGCTAATTCAAACATTTTAAATATTTTACCATTGCTTTGTTTAAAAGTTTCTCTAACAAGTTCTCTAACTTTTGCATCTTTTTCTTTTCTTAACCAAAATCTCATAAGCCAGTTAGTGTCATTAACACCCCAGAAATCAGTAAGTATAACGTACTTTGGATTAAGTTTAAAATTAAATAAATTATCTGCCATATCTGTTAATGTATCAAAATCACTTATATTAAAATGGTTCAATGCTAGCTTTTTAGAAAGCAAATATGGTATACTCATCTCATACGGTATTCCAGTTCCTAATAATAAACTACCACCCGCAAATACTATACCAACATCAGTTAAATCATCTGGACCTCTATATCCATATTTGTTCCATGTATAACTAAAGTCCAATTCGGCATTATTATCCCAATCAAGTTCTTGTATTGCATTAAAAGTAAAATGGTCAGTTCCATTTTCTCCTATTTTACATTTGTTTCCTGTATCATGTCTGCCATAATATTTTATTGTTTCGTTTGGCAGTCTTGGTTGTTTTGCAGATTTTTCACCTGCGGTATATTTAAACTTTGGATCTACGACTGGATTTCCAAATTCTATCATACTTCAATAATCCTATTAGGATCTGGATTGTCAATCATGTGTTGTACTTTATCACTAACGAATCCAGTAAACTGAAAAGTAACTCTAGGTGTATATCCAAAGTTAGCTGTTCCGTGTGGCATATTACACCAATCATAAGTTATACACGTACCTGCTTTGTATCCTTGATGGTAGGTATTACCAAATTGCCATACATGACCATAGTCCCAATCTTGTAAGTGAACTAGGAATCTTCTTAATTTTAAAGGATTTTTATCTGCACCTGCTTCTGTCCAAACTTTACGCCAACCTGGTCTTGCATATCTCATTTGTTGATCAATATGTATAGGAGTAACTTGTCCTAATTTTTGTATATGCATTCTCGATTGGTGTACTTCTACTTCTAACGAGTCAATCATACGTAAAAGTATTTCATACTCTGGTGCAGGATTGCGTCCAGCATAGTAATTCTTTCCGTCTTTATCAAATTTTGCTTTAACAACCATGTCATGATACATACCGCTTATATCTTCTTTACCAGATGCATTTAAAACGTCTTGTATTTCACCATCATGTAAATCTTTGTCTTGTTTACTTAAATTTCTATTTCTATAATTTCCTATAGTCATTTCTTTTGAATGTTCTACTGCGTACTTAATTGCTGGTGCAAAATCTCCTTCAAATCTACAGGGTATTACAAATGTTTCTTCATGTGGATCAGCAAAAGGATCAAAGTGCCAATCTGCATGTAATTTATTATGCTCCCATCGACTTGGAACTCCATCTACTTTAAAGATGTTGTCCATAGTTTTATGTGTACTCATTTGCTCGTTACTATACAGTTCATCTTTGTATGATGTGTCAGCTTGTGTATTACCTTCTTGATGTTCATAGTCAGAGTTTTTAACTGCATCAACTAAATCGTCAATCTTTTCTCCACTATAATAGTTTTTATCTGTTTTTTCTTTCATTTAATGTTCCTTACAGTTTGGTAACATACTAATAATTGTCTTTAAATTACTTTCAGTTAAGAATACACTCATCAATATATGATATATGCCATCAGCCATTGCAAAACTTCCATGTTGTTTTCTTGTATTTAATATATACGGTACACCTGGCTTGAACTCTACACGCTTATCTTCGTATATAAAGTTCCATTCGTTTACGGCTGTTTTGTTTAATGGAATAAAAATTCTAATTTGTGGGTTCATTCTAAATGCATCTCTATGCATACTAAAGAAACTACCTGCAGACATTTTTGCAGCCCTGCATCTAGCTAAATTTTCCCACTCTACAAAGAATTCCATAAGACTTGGACATTGACCAAGATTTTGGTTATAGCCCTGGTTCTCGTTGTGCTTGTCTTTAGAATCTAAAGATAAGTCGCCTAATGGTCCTGTAAGATTTAAACCAAACTTTCCATTAGGTCCGGCTTCCCATTCTAACTGTTCTAATTCGTTGATAACTTTTTCAGAATCAAATTTGTAATCTAATTCAAATATATCTCCGTAACTATTCAGTAGTGGTAGTAGATTTATATCGCTCATTTTTTGGTTTCTTCCTTAATTCGTCCATATCTTTGATATGTTGGATACGCATAATTTGATGATACATTTTAATTACACCCTTGGGTGCATCTGCTTTCCACATAAATGGGAACAGTCCATGTACTACGCTTTTAAAAGCAATTATGATAAGAGACCAACTATTTTTTATACTGTGCCATAAGTGATAAAAGTATCCCCATCCAGTTTCAACGTTAAGATGATGCTTGGATTCTTTAAACCACCTTATCATGTTTATTCCTTAACTTTCTTCTTCATACTAGCTACAAATTGTTCACGTAACCATTCGTAGTCATTAATTTTGTTAAGATTTTCTACGCTGTCTTTATGTTCAAGACCATATGCTTTTCCTTCTAATGCACCTTTAAGACAATAACGTCCAAAACGAGCACCATTGTCAACAGTACACCATGTTTCTAATCTTGCGTCTGTTTCTATTTGTCGTTGATTAGGATTAACACTACTTGCAAGTTTAACACATTCACGGAATGCACTACGCCATGTTCTATATGGGTCTTTATTAAATCTTGTTATGTTTGATACATCACTAATTGGTTGATAAAAACTAGCTCCTGTTGTAAAGTCAGGTAACACATGTCCTAGTGTTCTAAGTTGACTTCTTGGAAATAGTTTAACACCGCCATATCCATATTGTAAGTCATTTACTGGATTTCTAGCAGACCAAACATATGTTGTATTCTTACGTTTACTCATTGGTGGAATAAAATCAAAGCTAAAGTGATTCATCATATCAGCATCAGCATCTACTACATAAACCATTTCTGATTTTGCTAAGTCGCCTACTGCTTTATGTGCATTACCTATGCCTTCAACATTTTTAACGTGTTGTGCATCTTTAAATCTATTTCTTAATTTTTGAAAGTTCTCATCTGCTTCTGCTTCATGATAACTAATCATAAAGATATCAAACTCTGCTATATGGTAACTTGATACAAGTTTATTTTCTACTATACCATGTGCTACTCCATTAGTGGGAACTAAATGAATGTCGCCCCAACTAACCGCTCTGTTTGTTCTTTTAACTACTCTTGGAAATGTATGTATTACAGTTTTACCAATATCTGTTGGTCTGTAATGCCAAGGAAAAGTTGGATTAGCTTCCATCTCATCAAATACAATCCAAGCCATATCTGCTGTACCTTTGTGTTTTGAGGCAAACGCTAATAGCTCTTCTTGGGTTGTAATTTTAACAGATGTTCTAATTATTGGGTATGCTTCAAACATAAACCTTTTAAGTCTGTCCCAAGGTGTTACAACGTTCTGTCCTTGGAATTCTCTTCTATTGTTAATCAAATTAATCATTGCAATCGCCTTTAACTGTAAATGCACGTGTTCCTATATGTGCAATTCTATCACTTAGTTCGTGACTAATATTTACTTCATAACCGTGTTCATTAGCTAGGCTACAAAAGTATATATCTTCTCCTACTAAGCTAGTATAAGTTTCGTTATACTGAATCATATAATGAGGTAGAGGAATATTTTCGTATACTTCTCTTTTTACTAACATCATTCCACTGCCAACTGCCCAAACAGGCTCAATGCCTGTACCTCCAAACACTCTGCTATCTAAATTGCTTTTGCTTTTAAATGCAACGGGTCTGTGTGGTGGAACTCTTGTACAGTAGTTACCAGCTATGATGTCTTTGTTTGCCGCTAGTAATATATTTAGGGTATCAACTGGAAATTGCATATCAGCATCAATCCACATAATATGTGTGCAGTCAGTTTCCAATGCTTCGTGAACCAATTGTTGGCGTTGCATTGCAACTTCACTACCCATGTTGAAGTGTAAGCTAGTTGGTAAATCAGTCTCGCCGCACTTTTTCTGAAGTTTAGCGAGGCTATAAGCAAATACCGCTGTAACATTATCTCGCACAGGTACACATATTGCTACTTTCGCGGCTTTATCTATTTTGTGGTAAAACGTCGGTATGCTAACCATTAATTACTTTTCTTGAGCTAAGTCAGATTGTAGTTCTGCTTCAACTTGCTGAACTTCGTAATTAAGTTGTTTAGCGATAGCAGTTGTAGATTTAACACAAGCTGAAAAAGCTTCGTCTTCTAGTGCTACCATATAATTCATATGTTCTGGTTGTACTTTTCCTATTGTTAGAATATCTACTGCCGCTAGCTTTGCTAAACGTGCAATCCAATATTCTTCTTCAGTTTCTTCAATATTTGCAATTAATGCATCAACATCATGTTCAGCACTAAAGTCTGCCATGATTGCTTCTAATACTGGAAGATCTGGATGTTGTTGTTCACGGGCTTGCATAAGCTCCGTTGTAAGTATTTGTGCTTTTCTCGCCGGTGTTGGGTGGGCGCCAAGTACAAAGGTTTCTATCTCGAATCGAGTTCTAATGCTCATTGTTTTCTCCTGTGTTGAGTTTACTTAATAGATCAATGAATGATCAACTTATATTATATATGATAACAGTGATGTTGTCAATCAACATCACTGCTATTTATTAAACTATTTTTGACTTAGGATGCGCCTGTACTGTTAGGATTCTGCCATCCGCCAAATGTAGCCGACAATTGTATGTTTGTCGATACTGATGGTGAAATGAAAGCACCTAATGTTGAGAGTGATACTGTACCACTTAGCCCAAAATAGTTTCTTACTGTTCCCATGCTGATTGACGAACCAGTTGCTGGTAATGCCATATTATAGCTCCTTGCGTATATTTAACGTTAAATACAAGCATATTGCTTGCATAACTATTTATCTATATGTCATCGTGACATATACTAGTATATTTCTTTTTAAGGTGTTATTACTAATGTTGACGGTACTAGTTGTATCCAACTTGTTCCGTTGTATCCTTCAAAAATCTTTGTGTCCGTATTAAAGTAAAATTGTCCTTCAACTGGACTTGTTGGTCTATTTGCTTCTGTACCTTTAGGCGCTACCCACGTTGGTGGTGTACGAGCATACGATTGTAACGTGCCTGTAATTGTAGTTATTTGCCCATTAGTATAAGAATTTGCTGATGCTATTGCTTGTGTTTTTGCTGTTACATCAAGTGCCATTGTGGCTGTAGTTGTAGCATATGCTGACAAACTTACACTACTACCATTTGTTATAGCTAACGTAGAACCTGTTAACGTTAATACCTGTGCTTCGCCTGCTGTAGTAATGTAACCTGCATCATTTGTTAACTCACTTACTAGTGTTGGAATTGACGATGATACAATATTATCTGCTGTAAGAGTAGCTAGTGTTAAATTTCCTTTTGTTATATCGTTTGCACTTATTACATTATTATCTTCGCTTTGCGTATACTGATCTATTATATAAAATGTAGAAGTATCAGCATCACGTATAAGGCCAGAATAGGTATTAACTCCTATCTTGCCTAAGAATCCAACATCTGTATTCCCAACATTATTTTTACCTAAGATAATAATAGAGTCGGTGAAAGAAATGTTACTAGTTTCCTGATTGGATGTTTGAATTTTTCTAAACGACATATAGCTAGCTTCCCTTTTGTATACTTATATTTATGACTATCTATATTAACTGTAGTCATAAAAAAGGGTAGCAATTACGCTACCCTTTTAGTTTTAAAGTAATAAAAATTACTTAGATTTTTTAAGTTCTGCTACTTGTGCTGATAATTCCTTAACTGCTTCAATTAGTAGACCTGTAATGTTACCATAAGCTACAGAGTGAACACCGTTAGCATCTGTGTGTACTGCTTCTGGAAGAACTGCTTTAAGTTCTTGGGCAATAACACCTGTTGATACTGAACCGTCTTCAATTCTCTCAAACGTAACACCACGTATTGCTTCAACTCTACCTAATGCACCATCAATTACTTGAACGTTAGTTTTTAAAGTATCGTCCGAGTAAGCTGTGATATCACCAGTTGCTGTAAAGTTACCAGTATATGCGCCACTCATTAAGAACTGAGTACCACTTAACGTCATACCGTTGCCAGCTGTGTAAGTAGTATTCGCATCACCATTGTCAGCATATACTTTCGCTGCCGCAAGTGCCGCATCTGCTTTAGTAGTTGCATCACCTGATGCTGTACTAATTGCGTCTGCTTCTGCTGTGTCTGAGTAGCTATATGAAATTGTAATAGCTTCAGATTTTTTAGTATCAGCATATGCATTTGACTGCGTTGCACGTACTACATCTTTAGCTTCTGCTGAAGCAATTGCTGCCGCTTGTGCCGCATTAGCTTTAGTAGTTGCATCTGCTGCCGCTGTAGAAGCTGCTGAAGATGTAACGTTAGTAATTGCAGTTCCAAGTTCGGTATCAGTTGCCATTGCGTCTTGAATCTCTTTCAAGGTATCAAACGCCGCGCCTGCTCCGCCAGTTACTGCCGCTATTGCTGCTGCTTGTGCCGCATCTGCTTTAGTAGTTGCATCACTTGAAGCAGTACTAATTGCGTCTGCTTCTGCTGTATCTGCATACGCTTTAGCTGAAACAAGAGCTGCATCTGCTTTAGTAGTTGCATCACTTGATGCTGTACTAATTGCGTCTGCTTCTGCTGTGTCTGCATATGCTTTTGCTGAAACAAGAGCTGCATCTGCTTTAGTAGTTGCATCAGTTGCCGCCGCTGTTGTTACGTTAGCGTCACCTGTTGTTATTGCACTTGAAAGTGTACCAGATAGTGCAGTATTTGCACTTACTGCCGCCGCTTCTGCTGCCGCTTGTGCCGCATTAGCTTTAGTACTTGCATCAATTGCCGCTGAACTAATTGCCGCTGCTTCCGAAGCATCTGCATAAGCATCCGAAGTTACCATACGTGCTACGTCTTTCGACTCTGCTGATGCAATTGCATCTGCTTCTGCTGTATCTGCATAACTTTGTAATGATGTAGTTGCTGTTGCAACTTCTGCATCTGTGTAGTTGTTTGCTGATGTTACTGCACCTGATGAAGTTCCACTATCAGAATATGCTTGATATGCTGTAGTAATAGCTACTTCTCTAGTATCAGTGTAAGCTGCCGCTACAGATTCTGCACCAGTTTTAGCTGTAGCAATGTCAGTTGTAACTTGACTTGCTGCTGCTTTTGTATTTACTGCTGTTGTTAGAACTGCTTCAGCTGCCGCTGCACGTGCTGTTTCATCATTTATTGCTACGTTAAGTAATGCTTCGTTTGAACGAGCCAATACTTTTTCAGTAACAATTTGGTCATTGTTAACAATAATTGCAGCTGCGTTTGTTGCAACTCCACTAACGTTTACTGCAATTGCAGAAGTATTAGCTGTAAGTGATGCTGTATGAGTTGCAAGAGTGTTTGTAACCTCTGAAGCAAAACTTGCATTGTCGCCTAAAGCGTTCGCTAGTTCATTTAATGTATCTAATGCTGCCGGTGCACCATTAATTATGTCTGCAACCTTTTGGTCAACATACGCTTTGTTTGATACGTCTGTTGCGCCAACGGGTGTGCCAACACTAATAATAGTATTTCCGTTCATGTTTATCTTGTCACCAAATTGAACAGCTATGCCGTTTGCATCAGTAATATTTTTTCCGTCTGCCATTTGCAGCGTTGCCGCCATTGCAAGTGGAGTGCTTGACGCTAGTGTAAGAACACCGGTGCCTTCCGCTTTAACAGTAATTCCCTGGTCGATGTCTGCACGAACAACAATAGTACCCGAATCGTCTTCTAGTACTTTTTGGTTGTTAATGTACAATGAACCTTGAGATAGATATAAGTCTTTCCACTTTGCAGTAGGAGAACCTAGATCGAAACCAGTTGTGCCATCTGAATCTATAGTAGGAAGAATGTGCCCGCCCATTGTTAGATTTGCTAATAATTCAGATGCGTCATCAGTTTTGAAACCACCATCAATTATAAATTTTCTTTGTGCCATTTTATGACTCCTTTTTGATCAAAAAAGTTATTGCTACATTGAGTAGCAATGTATTTATTGCTTTTTTATAGCTATTAACTGCTTTTATAACAATCATTAGCTAAAAAAGGGGCGTCACCTTTAACAGCGGCGCCCCTTAAATGTTAACTATTTAAGAGACGTAAACGTTTCTTAAACATCGATGTATGTTCCAATAACTTTAACAGTTGCTGAACCTGATGTCGGTGTGTATGTTAACAACACATTATTACCACTCATTGTTACACTTGCATCACCAATTAAATCTGTACCAGTATAAACTAGTGCAAACTCTGTGATATATGCAGTTGTACCGTCGTGTACTACTAATGCTTCACGTGTTTCGAAGTTACCAGCGCCATCACCTACTTGGATCACATACTTAGCTGAACGATACAATGTACCATTAAACGAATCTACTGTAGTAGAACCAGTTGCTGAAACTTCAGCTTTCTGGACGTATGCTTTGATATCAGCTGCTAATTTATCAGTTGTAACTTGACCAGCTGTTAATACTGGAGTTAGTCCTGACATGTGAGCAACAACTACTGCCTGCGTACCTGTTGGTAACGCACTTGAGAAAGTAATCGTTTGTGCTGAACCATTAATAGTATAGTGAGTACCTGGATCCTGAATAACACCGCCAACAAATACCATGCTGTTAGCTTGGTCTGTTACGAAGTTAATCGAGTAAGTAGTCGCTACACCATCACCTGGGATAGTTTGACGTTGGTTAGATGTAAACAGTTCCAATGGATCTTTAAGAGCCATTCCTGTTTCACCTGCGTTAACTGCTAGAACGTAATTAGCTTTATCTGTGTATGCCGTATCGGATACATCAGTTAAGTCTAGTACTGATTCATTAGTGTCAATTGAGATTACACCAGTGCTGTTATCGTATGTTACGAGTCCTGCGCCTGCTGTGTCTACAACACTAATTGATGTTCTTGCACGTGCAGTTGTGAAGTACAAGTTGCTGCCTTCAGCTAAGTCATCTGTAGTGTATACAGTGATGTCTTGGCTTGAAATTGCTGCGTCTAGTACTGCTTTAGAAACTGCATCACCCGGTAGGGATGCTGTGCTTAAACCAGTTAGCATGTTTGTACCCATATCAATATCACCACTCATTACGCCACCAGCTTTAGCTAGTTTAGTTGCGATTGTAGTGTCTTGAGCTGAGTCAGCTGCTGCAAATTCAGTGCGTATTGCACCTCTATCTGTAGTTGCTGTTGCGTGGTCTGTATCGTTAGCTGATACTTCTGCCGCTAGTGCTACGCTTAATGCTGCTTCCGCTGCTCTGGCTGTTGTAGCCTCGTCAGTGATTGCAGTACCATTTGCCGCTACTGCACCAGTCAATGTACCATCTGCATCTTGGAATGCTGTAACGATTTCACTTAATGAATCAAGTGCCGCTGCATCTGTGTTGCTGATGATGTTTGCTACTGTTGCTGTAAGGTTAGTAACTGATAATGCGTTTGCCGCTTCCGCTGCCGTTGCACGTGTTACTTCAGAAGTTAAGTTACCAGATACTGTTACAATAGAAGCTGCGTTAACACCCTCTGCCGCTGTTGCTCTAGTTACTTCGTTACTGACTGCTGTTGCGTTTGCACTCTCTGCTGCTCTAGCTGTAGACGCTTCTGATGCTAAGTTGTTTGTTAGCACTGTTTCCGCTGCTCTAGCTGTAGTTGCTTCAGAGTTAATTGCAGTATCAAGTTTGTCGTCTGCATCTTTTAATGAACTTGCTGTATCAATAAAGTTTGCAGAACCGTTAGCAACATATGAACCAGTTGCTGTTAAACCAGCGCCTGCTTGTGTTGTTGTAATTTCGGTTAAGTTTGATCCTACGTTTGTTGTAAGAGTTGCTTCTGCTGCTCTTGCAGTAACAGCTTCCGCTGCGATTGCATTTGAGTTAGCTAATTCAGCTGCTCTTGCTGTAGTTGCTTCTGCTGATATTGCATTTGCATTAACTGCTTCCGCCGCCGCTGCACGTGTCGCTTCAGCTACAATGCTAGCATTGTTTGCAGAAATGTCTGATACGTTAGTTGCGATGTTAGTTGCGTTAGTTGCAATTGCAGTTACATTAGTTGCAATGCCTGCTGTGTTTGTTGCGATATTACTTGTGTGTGTAGCGTCTGCTGATGTTCTAGCAGTCTGCTCAGCTAATATAGCCGCATCCAATAATGTGTCCGCACCTTTTAAAGATGCCGCTGTATCTATTGCATGTGTACCTGAAAGAGCTGTGTATCCACCGTCTGCCGCAAGTCCTGCACCTACTTGTGTTGCATCTACTTCAGCTTGCAAAGTTGCTAAACCACCTGAGCTCGCACTGTTAAGTTCATTAATCGCTGACGTTACAGTTTGTGCTGTAGTAGTCATTGTTGCTGAACCCATAGTTGTTTCGAGTGCGTCTACGTTAGCTTCTTCAGTAGTTAGGCGGTTGCCTAATGCTGTGTCTGCTGCCGCAAATTCACTACGTACAAGTGTACGATCTGCTGATGAAGCTGATGCTAATGAAGTAATTGCACCATTGATAGTTCCGTCAGCTGTTTGGAATGCAGTAACAATTTCTGTTAATGAATCTAAGGCTGCTGGATCTGTGTTAGTTAGAATTGAATCAATTCTACTTGTCTCAGTATCAATGTTGGCTTGTAATGTTGCTTCTGCTGCTCTAGCCGCAACAATTTCGTTGTTTAGACCAGTTAAGTTAGTAGCAATACCTGAGATGTTAGTTGCGATAAGTGCCGCATGGTTAACATCAATTGTTGTAGAACGTGATGTTTCGTCACTAATCGCTGTTGCGTTAGCAAGTTCTGCCGCTCTAGATGTTACTGCTTCTGCCGCGATTGCATTAGTATTTACAAGTTCTGCCGCTGCCGCTCTAGTTGCTTCAGCTGTGATTGCAGTGTTTAACACTACATCTGCTGCTGCTCTGTCGCTTGCTTCAGTTGAAATTGCACTTGCGTTCGTTGCGATGCCAGTTGCGTTAGTTGCAATGTCGCCATCGTTTGCAGTGATGTTAATAGCATTAGCTTCTTCTGCTGCTTCGGCACGAGTTTTTTCAACTAGTACTTTGGCGCTTGCATCTGTTGCCGCTGTTGCTTCTGCTGCTGCTTGTGCCGCGTCTGCTTTAGTAGTTGCATCTGCTGCCGCTGTAGCGATCGCATCTGCTTCTGCTGTATCAGCATAAGCGTCTGAAGTTACCATACGTGCTACGTCTTTTGCTTCTGCTGACGCAATTGCGTCTGCTTCTGCTGTATCTGCGTATGCGTCACTTGCCGCTTTAACTGCTACGTCTGCTGCTGCTCTGTTAGTTACTTCGTTAGCAATGGCAGTTGCGTTTACTAATTCTGCTGCTCTTGCTGTAACTGCTTCTGCATCAACGTTTGCTTGTAATGTTGCATCGCCGCTTGCTCTGTCACTAATCTCACTATTGAGACTTGTTGTAACAGTATTAAACGCCGCTGTTAATGTGCTATCGCCTGCTTGGAATGCAGTAACAATTTCTGTTAATGAATCCAATGCCGCTGCATCTGTGTTACTTACAATGTTAGCAATGTTAGTTGCGTTAGTTGCAATGTCAGTTGCGTTAGTAGCAATGTCAGTTACGTTAGTAGCTATGCCTGCTGTTGCAGTTGTTACTTCAGTGTGTAGTTCGTTAATCGCTCCACCTAATGAAGTAGCTGTAGTGTCTAATGGTGTGTTACTAATATCACCAATAGTAGTCGAAAGTGCTGTTACATCTGCTTCTGATGCTGTTACACGAACGTCTAATGCTGCGTCTGCCGCATCGCTTATTACTTTTTGTGCTACGTCTTTTGCTTCTGCTGAACTAATTGCTGCCGCTTGTGCCGCATTAGCTTTAGTAGTTGCATCGCCTGATGCAGTACTAATTGCATCTGCTTCTGCTGTATCTGCATAAGTTTCCATAGCTGTTGTAACTGCTACGTCTCCTGCTGCAAATTCACTACGTACTGCTGTATCAGCAGTTGCTCTTGCTACGGATTCAGAATTAATATCTGTTGCGTTTGCAAGTTCAGATGCTCTAGCTGTAGCCGCTTCTGATGCAAGATCAGCTGTTAGTGTTGAAACTTCGCCATTTGTAGTTGCAATTTCTGCCGCTAGTCCATTTGCGTTAGTAATGATGTCAGCTTCTGCAGAAGTAGTACGAGCATCTAGTGCTTGTTCTGCTGCTCTTGCTGTAGCCGCTTCATTAACTATTGCTGTTGCGTTAGTTCCTTCGTTTGCTCTAGCAGTAACAGCTTCCGCTGCAATTGCTGTAGTATTTAAGCCTTCTGCTGTAGTTGCACGTGATACTTCGTTTGTAATTAATGTTGAGTTTGCAACAATAGCCGCTGTTAAAGCACTATCTTGCGTTTGGAACTCAGCAACAATTTCACTTAACGAGTCAAGTGCAGCCGGGTCAACATTACTAATAATGTTGCTTATTTGTGTTTGTAAACCAGCGTCCGCCGATTTGTAAGCTATGTCTAGTGCAGACTCTGCTGCTCTTGCTGTAGCTACTTCGGTGGCTAGATCTGCAGTTAGTGTACCTTCAGCTGAACGTGCTGCCGTAGCTTCTGCAACAACCGCGTTAGCGTTTGCTACTTCTGCTGCTCTAGCTATAACCGCTTCCGCATCAACCGCAGTTGAAATGGCGCTGGCTGTTGCTGAAACTGCACGTGCATCTGTGAAGTATTTTGCTGACGCATTCTCAGCTAAGTCAGCTGTATCAAAAGAGGCAATTAAGTCTCCTGCTGAAACGGCTGCCAATGCTGATGTTGCATTAACGTGTACTAACAGAGTATCTAGGTTCTGTAAAGATGAAGCACTAGTTTGGCCTGAAACTGCACTTACATCTAACTTAGTGTTAAGGATCGACTGATCCGCTAACGCTGGACTCTTAATTTGTCTAAAAGCCATAGAGATTTCTCCAATCAAATATATTTGATATGCGTATAATCTTTACACGCATAAGTATACCAATTGCTTAAAAAGGCATACTACGTTGATTTTATAAAAAGAATAAAACCTACGCAATGTATTTATGTGAAATTGCTCTCTATTAACCTATATGATTATGTTTATTTTGGAACCAATTTAGATTAAATTGGCATGTACCTAAAGTCAACGACTGAACTCGTTGCTGGTGCTATAGTAATAGTTAGTGTGGTACCAACTATACTGTATTCTGTTGGAGCTAATACTGCTCCATTAACAATAACAAGTACACTATGAACAGAATGTCCTGCTTGGATTGTGTAATCCTTTGTAGTGTTGTCACCTGTGTACTGACTACTAGTATATATCAATTTTAAGTGATTGTTTTCTATGCAGTTATCTGGAAAAGCAGTAGTTTGTGAGAATGAATATCTATACTTTACATAAACATCTGTTCCTGCTATAGGCATGTCTGTAAATACTAGCTGATCACCAGTAATAGTAAATATGTCTGGTCTTTGTAATACATCATCAACATATACATCAACTGCTTCTGTTGTAGCTGGAGTTTCTGATAATGTAAATGTACTGCTTGAACCTGTTGCAATAAATGTTTCTGCTGGTGCTATTGTTGATACTGGTAATGCTAAGTCGTTTCTTAGTAGTGCTTCTAAACTAGTTAAGTCAGTTGATGTAGCAAATGCACTATCCGCACTTTGAAATGCTGAAACAATTTCTGTAAGTGAGTCAAGTACTGCTGGATCAGTATTAGTTAAGATGCTACTTACTTGTGTTTGTAAAGATGCAATACTATTATTAATATTTGCTGTTTCAGCAGGATCTGTTACACCTAGTTGGCCGCCGTAAACTGCACCACTTATGTAAACACTTTTATCTGTAAACGTTTTTCCATTTGGAAGACTATCACCAATAAAGTTAAGTACACCACTTTGGTAATCAAAGAACCATTCGTCACTATTACCGCTACCGGTAACAAATACTTTGTTAGCTAAACTTTCTGCATTGTCGGGATCATTCTCATCATGTATATAAACACTTACTAAGTATGTGCTACCAAACTCAGGAGTAATCCAATCTATAGTATTTGTTTTCCAGGTTCTATTTCCTGTTGCTGTAATATCTTCAGTACACTCAATTGCAGTTTTAATAGTAACAGTGGGTGTTGTAGCATTTGGTTTAACACCAGGTATGCTTCCAGACTCTGCCCATACTCTATCACCACGTAGTAAAAGTGGACTAGCTATACTTTCGTTAGCCGCTAACTTATTTGCATTTGTGTCTGTTTTTGTACTACCATAACCTAATTTCTTAAATAGATAGTCAATTTTTTGATTATTAGAAATAGCCATTAGCTAGCTTCCCCTACTTGTAACTGTGTTATACTGTTGCCAGTTGCTAATCCAATTCTAACTAAAACAACATTGTTTGTTGCATTAGACATGTTTTCACTACCTAGTGTCATTGTATAACTTGCATTGATATTCGTATCAGTTGGTATAACGTCTGCACCCGATAACGCACAACCGTTGCCGCCGTTACCGCCATTTGCTGTGTTACTTCCTGGTACGCCAACACCTTGGTATTGTGACGTACATTCTATCCAACCGTTTAATCCACTTGACGAATCAATTGTTGTTCCTGGTGCTGCTATCCACATTCCAGTAATTCCGCTTGAAGTGATATCAATATCAAAGTTAGCAACAACTTTTCTACGGAATGCAAATGTAAAGTATTGAGTTCCTGTGTCTGAACTTCTGTCTGGTCCTACTGGTAAAAATCCTGTAGAATAATCTGTTGTATTGTGTTCTAC